ATCTATAAATACTTTTTTCCATATATTTTTACATTCATTTATTCTATTTTGACATACTAGTGAATTATCTATAAATACTTTTTTTCATATATTTTTACATTCTTTTATTTAATTTGGATTTGGACATATTAGTGAATTATCTATAAATACTTTTTTTCATATATTTTTACATTCTTTTATTTAATTTGGATTTGGACATACTAGTGAATTATTTATAAATATTTTTTTCATATATTTTTACATTCATTTATACAATTTTGACATACTAGTGAATTATCTATAAATACTTTTTTCCATATATTTTTACATTCATTTATTCTATTTTGACATACTAGTGAATTATCTATAAATACTTTTTTTATTAATTTAATGTTTTCATTTAATTAATTTATTATTTAATTATATTTTTATTTAATGTTTCTTTGAATGCTTCTTTGAATGCTTCTTTGTATGCTTCTTTGTATGCTTCTTAACCTTCATCCCTTTCTTTGCCTTCCGTTTCTTCTTTGCACCACCTTCTTGATCTCTCATCTTATTTAAATCTTTCTCTACATTATCTCTCATCTTCTTCTCATCCTTCTCTAAATCTTCTAATTTATTTACTACTCGTTTTACACGTCTATCTAAATCACCTAATAAACGTCTTACTTTATCTAACTCTTTCTTATCATCCTTTACCTCTTTTACTGATTTACGATCATCAGCATTTGAATGAACCTTCTTTAATTTACGCTCTGCACGTTTTATTTGCTTTACTAAATTATCCATTTGATTTATTATATATTTTAAACGAAGAAAATTATTTTGTATTTATTTTTTATTTTTTATATTCCTTCTGATTTACAAAAATAATCTTCTATTATTTCTGTTATTTTTTCATGTCCTCTCTTATATATAAAATAATCCTTTATTATTATTCCATCTATTTTATATTCTCCTTCTGATACTATTAAATGATATATTTCTTCTTCTCTACTTGTTATATATTCTTTTTCTTCTATTTCTTCTACTAATCTATAATTATTTTTTAATTTTATTACTGTTTTTCCTGATAAATATTTTTTACCTATTTTATATATATCTATTAACTCTTTACTTTTTATTTTACCTAATACTTTATTCTTTCCTTCTAATAATTCATTTACTTCTATTTCTTTTATATCTTTCATTTCTCCATTATTCATTCTTATTTTATTATCTCCTACATCTATTATACCTGGTTGATAATAATCTTTTCCATCTCTTATCTCTTTGATTATTTCATTATTTAATAAATTCAAATAATATTTATTATATTTATGTAATAAATTCATATTTATTGTTTCCTTAAAATCTTTGAATATTTTATTCTTTATATTGATTTTTCCTTTACTTGTATTCAAACAATATACATTTTTTTTCTCATCCCATTCTATTTTTTTTGATTCTTTACTTTCTTTTATTTCTATCCATTTATTATTTTCTAATACTTTATGACTTCCTGATACTTCTATTCCATTATATATAAACATATTATTTTTATCACTCTTTAATTCCATGATTGATATTACTATATTATTCCCTTTTAATTCATCTCCTACTTTTATATCTTTTATTCTCTTTTCTTTATTATCTCTCATTTTTACCTCTGTTTCACCTGAAAAACAAAAAAATCTTGCTACACCACCTATCGGTCCATTCCATGTTGAACCTAATAAACATGATGCTGATTGTAATGCACTTACCGCTGCATACATAAAATTTATTACATCTGTTATTATTACTACTATTGATTTATACAAAAATACTATTCTTGAATATGTATTATATAATTTTGTTTGTGCATCTATATACGCTCTTCTTGCCGCATTTCTTATATAAAACATAAACTCTCTTATTGACTGTATATTATGATTTAATGTATTCATTATATTAAAACTATATCCTAATGCTTCTGTATGCCCTTGTGATAATGTATTATAACTATTTGATATTATTGTTGCTAAATATTCTCCTGGATTCTTTATTATATTTAACCATTTATTCTGATATTCTAATTGCATTTTTGCTTCTGGTATTCCATCTTCTATTTGTTTTTCCAATATCTTTTTCTCTAATTCTGTTTGATCTTGTGATGTTTTACTAACTGTTCCTTGTATATATGAACTCCCGAATAATAATAAATATGCTATTATTCCACTTATTATTATTAAAAATATTATATATTTACTTGACCACGCATTCCTTATCAACATCATTATTATATTACCTATTAATATCAAATAATGTTCTACTATACTCTCACCTGTTCCTCCTAATTTTTTTAATACTTCTTCATCACTCTCTTTAAATGTATATTTTTCTTCTGTTTCTTTACTCTTCTCTCCTACTATTGGTTCATTATTATTTTCTTTTAATAATGGTTCTTTTTCTTCATTTATATCTTTTTCTTGTCCTCCTTTTTGATTTCTTATTTTATTTATTTTTTTTAATTTATATTTCATATTATTTATATTATTATTTTATCTATATTTAATCTTAAATATATTAATTTTATAGATTATTTTCATCTAATGTTTTAAACATTTCTAAAAAAAATGGTCTAAATTCTTTTTCATTTGATTTTCTTAATATTGATTTTTTTGAAAACCATTTTATATCCGTTTTTTCTAAAAATCCTATTGGAACTTTTATTTTATTATTTCTAAAACATTTATTAAAATGATTATATATATTTTTAAATATTTTTGGTAAATCTTTATTATAATCTATATAACATAAATATGATGTATGCTTACTTCCTTTTATTCTATATTTACTTTCTTTTATCATCTCTTCATATTCTTTTTTATTACCAAATATTCCCATTGTCTCTTCATAACTCTCTCTTGTTGCACATATTATATTATTCTCTTTTCCTTGTTTTGAACCACCAAAATCTGAATATTTACAACTATCTGAATAATCTTCATATTTATTCTCTTTTCCTAATAAATAATAATATTTTCCATTCTTTTTTGTATAATATATTATTCCTGCACCCATTCTTTTTATTATATCTTTTATTTATATTTTTTAATCTATATTGATTTAAAAAATATTTTTATATTATATATCTAAATATTATGAATAAGATATTAAATATTATTTTTATTAAAACTGTCCCTACTTTATCTAATAAATTTGATCTTTATACTAAAAATAATAATATTTTTATTAAACTTAATATTAAAGATTTAACTAATTTTGAAATTAATCTTTTAATTAATAATATTAAAGATTTTATTATTCTTTATAATAATATTCATATTAAATTTAAAAATAATATTTCTGATCTTGAAACTATTAATATTATTGCTATTCTTAATAATTTTACTTATTCTTTTTTAAAACCTAAATTCTCTATTGATTTATATACTTCTAATCAATTACTGTCTGATTCTTATATCCAATTTTTAAAATCTTATAAAGATATTGTTATTAATCCTAATAAAAATCCTAATATTTTTCTTAACTATATTCTTAAAAATATTCCTAATTCTTATACTTTTACTAAATTTACTAATAATTCTAAACTTTTCCCTCTCACTAATGCTATTGGTAAAGCTTCTCAATTTAATAATTATTTTTTACATATTAAACCTAAACGCGAAATTAATAAAGCTATTAATATCTTTTTAATTGGTAAAGGTGTTACTTTTGACACTGGTGGTCTTAATATTAAAACTTCTAATATGCAAGAAATGAAAATTGATATGGCTGGTTCTTCACTTCTTATTAATTTACTTAATTTTCTTCATATTAATAAAAAAGATAGAAATAAAAACTTTCATCTTTTATTACCTATTGTTGAAAATTCTATTGGATCTAAATCTATTCTTCCTGGTTCTGTTATTACTACTTTATCTGGTAAAACTATTGAAATTAATGATACTGATGCTGAAGGTCGTTTAATTATTGTTGATGCTATTGAATATTTTAAAATTAAAATTCTTAAAAAATATATTCATAAAAATAATTTTATTTTTGACATTGCTACTCTTACTGGTAATACTCTTAATATTAGTTGTGGTATTTCTAGTATTACTACTGGTAATGATTTTGCTATTAAAAAAAATTATATTAATGATCTTATTAAAACTGGTCAAAAAACTATGGAATATGTTGATTTTCTTGAACTTAGAAATGAATATTTGAATACACTTAAATCTAATGTTGCTGATATTAAAAATATGAATGTTAAATGTCATGCTGATTCTATTATTGCTGCTTCTTTTATTAATTTTTTTGTTCCTTATTCTATACCTTGGATTCATTTAGATATTGCTAGTGTTGTTACTTCTAATAATTCTGATAATATTAATATTAATAGTTATGGATTACATTTATTATATAGATTCTTTTCTAATTTCTAATTATTTTTTTATTTCATTTCATATATTATAATATATTACATATATCATAATCTTTTATGGTTTTTGTTGGTTTTGAATGTGAATTATCTAATAATATTAATCCTCTTAATAATTGTATTGATTTTATTATTAAATCTAAAGCTAATGCTTTTCAATTTTATCTTGGAGATCATAATAATACTTCTATTAAACAAAAATTTAAATTTTCTGATTTATCTATTTCTAATTTTTTAAAAATTATTAATAAATATAACCTTATTTCTGTTATACATGCTTCTTTATCTGTTAATATTGTTAGTCCTATTAATTCTAATAGATTTTTATGGAATTTTCAGAATGTTATTTTTGATCTTAATCAATCTGTTTTTATTAAATCTCATGGTGTTGTTATTCATTTAGGTTCTAAATCTACTAAAAATTTTAATTTTGATAATAAAACTGCTATTAATAATGCTATTAATGGTATTAAATATATTCTAACTAATTCTGATCCTCTTTCTACTCTTATTCTTGAAACTCCTGCTCAATCCGGTTCTAAAATTGCTTATAATATTAAAGATCTTGCTATTATTTTTAAATCTGTTCATAAAATTTTTAAAAATAGAGTTGGTATTTGTATTGATACACAACATATTTTTACTAGTGGTTATAATATATCAACTATAGATGGAATTATTGATTTTTTTACTAATTTTAATAAATTAATTGGTATAAATAATATTAAACTTTTTCATATTAATGATAGTGCTGTTCCTTTTCATTCTAAAGTTGATAGACATCAATTTATTGGCGAAGGATATATTTTTAAAAATAATTTTGAACCTTTAGCTATTATATGTAATATTGCTAGAATTAATAATATACCTATGATTCTTGAGACTCATAATTCTAAAAATTATAAATTTGAGGTTTCTACTTTATTCAAACTTTCTTATAAATCTAAGCTTCCTAATATTAATCTAAAATTTTTATCTGGTGGCTCTTCTAAATATTTTTGTAATATTCATACTAATATTTCTAAATCTGATAAAGAATTAAGTATTAAATTATTTGAAAGATTAAAGGAAATACATATTGCATTAGGTAATATTCATCAGGCTAATACATATTCTAGAATTTTACGGATTTTTAAATTTTATCCTAATATTAATACTATTGGAGATATTATTGATCTTAATTTAAACATTGGTAAGAAAACTATTGATAAAATTTGTGAAGTTATTTTTACAAAGCATATTAAGATTTTAGATAAAATGTTAGATAATAAAAAGCTTAATTCTATTATAAAATTACAAGATATTTTGGGTATTGGTCCTAAATTAGCGATTAAATTAGTTAATAAAGGTATTGATTCTGTTGATAAATTAAAAAAATCTAATATTAAGTTATCTATTTTACAAAATTTAGGATTAAAATATTATAAAAAGATTGATGATCAATTAGATTCTTCTGATGTTGATAAATTCATAGATTATATTTATAATTTACCTTTTTTCAAAAATAAAATTATTATTCATCCTGCTGGTTCTTATAGAACTGGTAAAACTGTTTTAAAAGATATTGATTTAATAGTTATTACTAATTTAGATTTTAATTATGTTGTTGATAATTTAGTTAATAATAATATTTTATTAGATTTTTATAAAAATTCTCCGAATGAGTTTATTGGATTTTTTAAAAGTTTGACTGATAATAATAAAGTATATCATGTAGATTTTAGAATTATAGATAAACAGTTTCTTCCATTTTATTTATTATTTTTTGGATCTGGTGTTGATTTTTCTACTGATATTAGACATATAGCTAAAACTAAAGGTTATAAATTAAATCAATTTGGAATTTTTGATAGTAAGACTAATAAACGAATTAAGAAGAAATTTAAAAATGAAAAAGATATTTTTAAGTTTCTTGGTTTGAAATATATTGAACCGAATGATAGAATTAAAAATTATAAGTTTATTGATAAATAATTAATTTTATATATGATTAATACTATGCTAATCATTTTTTTCACTGGTAGTTCCAGTATCAAATTTTTAACTAATACATTATAATACATTATAATATATTGTATTATATATGTAACCATTATGTTTCAAGTATTTATACTAAGCTATCATTTTTTTGTCACTGGTAGTTCCAATGTCAAAAAATTAACGAATATAGTATTAAAGTTTGTATTATATATGTATCTTTTTTTTATACATGATTTATACTGAGCTAATTATTTTTTTTGTCACTGATAGTTCCAGTGTCAAATTTTAAACTAATACAGTATAAAGTATTGTATTTTATATGTATCCTTTTTATACGGAATTTATACTGAGCTAATCATTTTTTTGTCACTGATAGTTCCAGTGTCAAAATTTTAACTAATACAGTATAAAGTATTGTATTTTATATGTATCCTTTTTATACGGAATTTATACTGAGCTAATCATTTTTTTGTCACTGACAGTTCCAGTGTCAAAATTTTAACTAATACAGTATAAAGTATTGTATTTTATATGTATCTTTTTATACGGAATTTATACTGTCCTAATCGTTTTTTTTCAGTGGTAGTTCCAGTGTCAAAATTTTAACTAATACAGTATAATGTTTGTATTATATATGTAACCATTATTTTTATACATAATTTATACTGAGT